AAAAAAGATTAAATTAAATGGCATCGTATAATAGATATAAAGGGACAGAAAATAGTAATGATTTAGGTAACTCCGTAAATAATAGAGGATTTTTTAACAAAATGTTAAGAAATTTATCAAATTGGGGTATGGATTATGAATCCATGGTTATTAAAAACACATATTCGGTAGGTATGCATGAAGATCCAGAAGGTCAGGGTGCAGATTATGCTACAAATATGTATGATATTTTTTCTAAGAAAGTAGTGACTAAGATGTTAGATAGAAAATCTATTGCTTATTTAGACAGAGCATATGCAGATAAGAGAAAAATTTTACAACAGTATGCTATTAAAGATGAGATTAAAGATTTCTTAACACAAATAGCAGATGAAAGTATTATATATGATGATGATAATTATTTTTGTAAAATTAAAGATTTACCAGATGAATTTGATTCAAGTGTGAAACAACGTTATCAAGAAGCATTTCATAAAATTTATAGAAATTTTGGTTTTAATGATGGTTTAACAGCTTGGAATTTTTATAAAAGTTTTTTAATTGATGGTTATATTGCATATGAATTAGTTTATGATAACAAACAAAAGAATATAATTGATTTACAACCTATTGATCCAATAACATTAGTTGTTGCAACAGATCCAGGAACAGGAACAATTGTATGGATACAATATCCAGATAATCCACAAATCAGAAGAGTATTATTAGATGCTCAGATAGTTTATATTTCATATACAAATAATAATGATTATGGTGAAACAAGTTATGTTGAGAATTTAATTAGACCATACAATCAATTGAAATTATTAGAACAAACAAGATTATTATACAATATAAATCAAGCTGCAATTTATAAGAAATTTATTATTCCAACTAATGGTTTAACAAGACAACAAGCAGAAGAACAAATATATGAATTGATGTCAGAATATCACGAAGATGTTCAATGGGATGATATAATGGGTACAGTAACTATTAATGGTTCAACAGATGTGCCACATAGTAAAGATTTTTGGTTTCCTAATTCAGATTTAGGGACACCTGAAATGGATATTGTACAAGCATCTGGAACAGATTTGAATGAGGATGTTATGTTACAATGGTTTTATAAGATTCTAAAAAGAGCAAGTAAGTTACCATTTTCAAGATTTGATGAAGAAAGTGGTGGAGGTAATATATTTACTGATAGTGCAGAAATCACAAGAGAAGAAATAAAATTTGGTAATTTTATTAAAAGATTAAGAACAATATTCAAAGAGATAATAATAAAACCATTAAAGATTCAAATGATAATGGAATTTCCCGAATTAAAAGATGATAATTTATTTCATGCATCTATGCAGTTAATTTTTAATTCTAATGAATTGTTTGAAGAATGGAAATATTTAAATAATTTAGCAAAGAGAGCAGATATTGCTTCAACACTTAGTTCAAATTTAATGGGCGGTGATGAAAAACCATACTTACATATTGAGTGGATTATGAGAAAGATTATGAAATTTACTGATGCTGATATTGATGAAAACAATAAATATAAACTTGGCGGTGGTGTTAATGGTCCTGCTGGTTCAGGTGGTGGTTCAGGTGGTCAAGGTGGAGCACAAGGCGGCGATTTCGGTGATGAAGGCGGAGCACAAGTTGGTGATGAAGGCGGAGTTGGTGATGAAGGCGGAGGTAATTCTGATGGAGGTGACGAAGGCGGAGGTCAAATGCAATTTTAATAAAAAAGTCTTTCAAATTATTTGAGAGACTTTTTTACATATTTCATGTTTCCAGAATTATATATTCTATATATCTTTCTCTCTAACATTATCTCATGTTCAGTCTTATCCTTATCATATCCTTCTTTAACTAAAATATCTTTCCTAAAATTGAATCTATATTTTCTTATATTATCAATAATATAAAAATAATTTGGTGTTGTTTTACATACAAAATCAAAACCTAAAGTTTTATATAAGTTTCCATTAGAATGACTACGATCTGCATATGTAGTAAGATTACAATAATCATAATTTTTAATAAAATAATTAAACAATTTACTGGCACCACCAATAACATTAATATTTAATTTATTACAAAAACGAAGTAATTCATATTCACCAGTTTTTGATTCCATATTCATGAATTTCCTTTTCTTACCAAAAGTCATTAAAGAAACTAATTCATCATCATAATATAAACCTATTTTAATTTTTGAGCCAACAAATCCTTGTAAATGATTTTCATCTAAAAACTTTCTAATCAATTTGTTATCGTTTACTTCTCTAATTTCTGTCTTTCTACCATAAATTTTATTATGTGTTACGCCAATTTTATTCAAAATCATAGACTTTATAATTTCTTGTTTATAATTCCAATTATCTTCCCACACATGAATTAGCTGAACACCTTGTTTATCACATGAATTAGTTTTAATTAAATGATAATCATTAGCTTTATTTATTTCTGAATGCCAATATAATCCATTAAATTCGAATGCAAGTTTCAATTCAGGTAGGTAGATATCCAATTCTAACGGTTTTATTAAACTCCTATCAGATGTTATTATTTCACCATTATAATTATCTTTGATGAAATTGATTAATTCTAATTCTTTACCAGATATATGTTTATCAATCGGATTACAAACAGTACATATTATGGTATTTGAAACAATTCTATTTTTTAATAATGTTCTATCAATTTCATATTTATGACCATTTTTACACATAAAAATATATTTTTTATTATCTGTGTAGATTAAATCATCATATTTATTTAATAATTTTTTTGTAATTGTGTTTTTATACTTTTCCACAATTTCATCTTTACTATTTATATAAGATTCTGATTGTTGATAATAATCTGAACCGTATCTATCATTGTTTGTTTGTTTTTTCTTTTCTACATCTTTATTATAGTCATGATTCTCATAATAATCAATCATATTGTTTTTATATTCATCTGTTTGAGTATAATATTCTTCATCATATTTCTCTAAATTGGTTTTCTTTACACTTTCATTATATTCATCTGTTTGTGAATAACTATCTTTACCATATTTAGATTGATTTGTTTTTTTATTTTTAACCCAAGCACATTTATTATCACATGCAAATATATTATATTTTTGTGTGTTTTTGTTATACTCGTGATATGTTATACTTTTTTCTTTTCCGCATATATCACAAATAGCATTAATCATAACTTTTGAACCTTTGGTTAAGTCTTTAACTTTTATTTCAGTTTCTTCGCCTTTAAATATTTCATAACCTAATTCAGAATAATACTTTTTATTCCTATTATTTATTTTTAATTTAACTGTTTTACTCTTTATCATAATATATTATATATAAATATGTATGTAAGGTTTTCTTTCTAATTTGTTTATTTACTCACAAAAATATATCTAATAAAAAATAATTAATATATAAATTAGAAAAATAGTAAAAATATTATAATGTTATTGTTGAATAATCTTTATATAATTCAAATGGTATTAATTTATATTCAGTAGGATCTTCTTTTATGTTTACTTCTAATTCATTTGGTAACTCTGTATAGTAAGATAAAGAAACATCAATTAATATATTATATGGTTTTATTTTCGCAATAATAAGATATGGTTTTCTTTCATTACCATCATCATTACTTTCTATATTTTCAAGATTCCCATAGAAATTACTAAAATCACCATCTAAATTCCAATGATATCCTAAATCATCTTTATCTAAATCATTTTCATCAAATAACCAAACCAATCTATAAATTAAACCACCTTCTTTTTGTAGTTTTTCTAAACCACTAAGATAATAATCTAAATCTTCTTTGGTTCTTTCATCATCCCAATCTGTATTAAGTTTCAAATCTTCTAAATTATCTAAATATTCATTATCACTTATTAATGAAGAAAATGTTTCATATGTTTTTAAAAATCTCATAACATATATATTAAAGGGTAAGATTGAAAATAATTTGGAATAGAAAAAACACACATATTTCACTTAATATATACTAGAAAAATAAATTAAAACTATGGGAAATCCAGACAAGTATGTTCTGATTGTTGAGAAAAACACTAATGGTTTGATGTTAAATGAAAGTGCTAAGCCGGAATTAGACAAAATGGGTAGAAGAGTCTATCGTCTAAATGGTATTTTCACTGAATTTGATGTTATGAATCGTAATGAGCGTGTTTACACAGCAGACAGATTTATACCGCACTTGAACGAACTTATGGAACGAAAAAATTCGTTAGGTGCAGTTTACGGTGAGTTTGATCATCCAGATGTTTTTGATACTTCGTTACAGAGAATTTCTCACGTTATTGAAAAGGCTTATTATAATAAGGAGCACAATAGAATTGACGGTGAGATTAGACTACTTAACACACGATGGGGCAAAGAAGCTCAAGCATTGCTTGAAGATAACTGTCCTATTTTTGTTTCATCAAGAGCAGCAGGAGTTACAGAATCAGACGGAACTGTTACAGTTAAAAAATTATTCACATACGATGCAGTAGCCGATCCTGGTTTCGGTTCAGCGAGAATGAATGTGATGAATGAATCCTTAGGGTTCGCACAACCAGACAAATCTAACTTTAGGATATTTGAAATATCTGATGAGTCAAAAATTAATCAATTATTTGAGATGAATAACAATGATTTCGTTACAAAAACGCAAATGGTGGAATATTCAGATTATTTGAAAGGTGAGGTTGCAAACGTAAAATCTCTACTTGAAAATTCAACAAAAAGTGGCAATGTTGCTCCAGAGCAAATTGTACAAATTTCTGAAAATTATGAAAACCTATTAGCAACACAAACCAAAGTTGCAGAGTATCTTGACTATTTAGCTGATTCGATTCAGGTAGTAGTAAATGAAAACAAATCGTTACAAGAAACTACATCTAAATTAACAGAGCATAATGACTATTTAGCTACTAATTTAGAAAAATCTATTAAGTACAGTGAATATCTTGCTGAAAAATTAGACAAAAATATTAACTATTCTGAATATATCGCAGAGATTATGGATAAAAACATTGATTTTTCTGAATATATTGCTGAGCACGTTAATAAAAATATCGATTTTTCTGACTATTTAGCAGAAAATATTGAAAAATCTATTGATTATTCTGAGTATATCGCAGAGAATCTTGACAAAAATATCGCATATTCTGAATATTTAGCAGAGAATGTTGATAAGTCAATTGATTATGCTGAATATATTGCTGAGAATTTAGATTCATCAATAGCTTATAGTGAGTATCTTGCAGAAAACTTAGACAATAACATTGCTTATTCTGAGTATATCGCAGAGAATGTAGATAATAATATAGCATATGCAGAATATATTGCAGAACATGTTGATAACAACATTGCATATTCAGAGTATATCGCAGAAAATGTATCAGATGGTCAAGCATATATGAATTATATTGCAGAAGGCTTAGACAACACAATGGAAGCACTTAAAGGAACAAAACTTAATGAAGATGTTCAAACACAAGTACCAAATATGAAGTCAGTAGATACAGCACAATATTATGATGAGGAAGATGACTTCGCTCAAAGACCTCAAACACAAGTTCAAAACCCACAATCACAAGTTCAAGAGCCAGTTCAACCGGTTCAAGATCCTGCTCAACCAGCTCAACCTGTTCAACCTGTTCAAGGTGACGAGCCAGTTGCAATAGAAGGTGAAGAAGGTGCTGAGTTTGCACAACCTGGTGAAGAATTTGTACAACCTGGTGAAGAATTTGATATGGAAACAGTTCCAGGTCAAGAAGTACAAGAAATGCCTACATCTGTTCAAGGTGAACCAGTTGGAGCACAAGTTCAATTAGTTCCTGGAGCAACAGTTTCAGTAGAAGACAAAACAGGTGAAGTATTAGCTTCAAATCCATCAACAGGAATTGTAGTAGTTAAATTAGCAGAGGATAATGAATTAGTAGAAGTACACGAAAGTAAAGTAACCATAATTGGTGATGCTATCATGGAAACAGAAGATTCATTAAAATCATATATTGGTAATCTTATAACAGAAACTAAAAAACGTAAAGCGTCTGAGAATAAAGATCCACAATTCGTTCAATTCTTAACAGAAAAGAACAAACAAGCATGGCACGGTCTTTCAGTAGAAGACAAAGAAAAAGTAACATTTGCAATAAACGAAAGCAATGATGCAATTTATACTGAAACACAAGTTTTACATGTAATTAATAATGCTCTTTCAACTCATAAGAGTGAAACAGATATCCTTATTGAAGGAATACCTGCTGAACTTAAACCGACTTGGGATTCTCTAAATGAGAGCCACAAGAAGAGTATAATTAGTGCTTCTAGACTTTATCCTAGTTTAGATACACCTGCAAGAATTGAAAAGTTCTGGGAGAGCAGAAAATTGGAATCTTACACTCAGTTAAATGAAGGTAATAAACAAGTTCTTAATGAAAATAAATTTATTGATAATTCAACTTTAACAGATGATCAAATCGATTCTTTTATTTCTAAAATTAATAACATATAGGATACTAATATATTAAGAAACAGACATTTACGTTGATTATTGATGAAATACTTGATAATCAACGAAAATGGAAAAATATGACATTTTACACTTAATATATAATAAAAAAAAAGAATAATACTATGAATTTTATCGTAGACAAGGCAAAAGCCTTAAAAAAATGGTCAAAAGTTCTTGAACACTTAAATGTTGTTGATAATGAGAAAAGAACATGGATGGCTGAATATGCAGAAATGCATCAATTAAATGAGAATGTTGGTTACAATACTTTAGGTAACACATTCGGAATGGGTTCTGTAACTTCTCCACAAGTTGGTTCTACTCCAGGTGCTGTACACGGTGCAGGTTCAGGAGATGCTGGCTCAGGTGATGTAGCTCAAAACTTATTACCAGTATCAATGAAAATTGCTGCTCAAACAATTGGTTTAGATTTAGTAGCTGTAAAGCCTGCTTCTTCTCCAAGATTAGAATTACTATTCGTTGATTTCAAATATGACAACAACCCTGGTCCTCACGGTGGAGCAAATGATGAACATCCAATGGTTTTCAAAATTTCTGCTGATGCAACAACACAAACACAATTAATTGCTGATTTTAAAGTACATATTACTTCAATGAATGCAGTTGAAACAATTGGTGGTGTTGATAAACAATCATTTGTTACAGTTAATGGTGGTGATGCATCTGAAACTGCTCCAACAGGAAGTAAAGCTGGATGGTTAGAATTTTTAGGATTCTCTAGAATAGATGGTTTACCAATGTATAGAGCTTTCCGTCAAGCTAACAATGCCGCTGCAGGTGGATATATGTTTGATGTAACAAAAAACACATTTGGTGTAAATGATGTAATCAATGATGTACTTAACCTTAATGGTGTTTCTCATTTTAGTGGTGATACAACACATTATGGTATTACTTTATTAACAGGTGCAACAATTCAGTTAATCTCAACAATGGAAGATCACTTACCTGGTTTCTCTGCTGGTTGGAACTTAAACTCTCCAATGGATAGATTACAAGATGAAGAAACTTATCCTGGTGTTATCGGTCCTGACGTATTTACTAAGTCAGTTGCTGTAGGAGACATCGAAATTAGTTCTCAATTAAAAAGAACACAGATTGAAGATATTAAAGCTTCTACTGGTATGGACATTGTTCAAAAACTAGAATCTGTTTTAATTAACGAACTTACTCAAACAATCTCTAAGCAAATTGTTGATAAAATTAGAGTTCTTGCTGCTGAAAATAAAGCATCGAACACTGTTCCAACAAACTTTGACTTTGATGTTGATAATTATTTACAAGGTGCTGGTCCAGCTCCTGGAGGTGAAACTTATCACTCAGTTCAACGTAAATTAGTTGCGAAAATTAATAACGCTTCTAACTTTATCGCTACTGATGGTCGTGTAGGTCCTGCTCAATACTTAGTAACTAACGGAAACTTAGCTTCTGTATTACAAGATGTTGCTGGTTACACATATGGGTAATATTGGTAACATTGCTATTTATGTAGACCCTTATATGAGATGGGATGATAACAGAATCTTCTTAGGAAGAAAGAACTCGGTTGAACAACCAGGTTTAGTATTCATACCTTATTTAATGGCACAATCAATTTCTCTAATTTCAGAAGCGACTTGGGCTCCAAGAATGTTAATTCGTTCTCGTTACGCAATCACAGACATCGGTTTTTTCCCTTGGAAACAATTTATGGAAATTAAAGTTACTGACACACACGGTGTTCTTATCTAAGAAACACTTAACAATAATAAAAAAAGAGTTGAATTTATTTCAACTCTTTTTTTGTTTTAAAAAGTTTTATGATAAAATAGTCTTTTTAATTATTTTTTAATATAGTTTATAGTTTG